GGTACATCCTCATTCTTGGTTGGTGGTCTGTCATTGTTGTGTGCAGTGGCGAGGTCGGCGCAGTAGCGCTGCAACTCGGCCTTGGTGGGAGGACGGTCTTCAGCCGCTGACTCGAACCGGAAGACTGATCAGTAGGCGTGGTGGCATAGTGCGAGTGAGATCGGAAGAGGTAGCCAACCTGTTCTGAAGCTCATGGACTAGATGCGTTAACGCGGATCGTTGACGAGATCAATCGTGTCGTGGTGACAAGTCGGGTGCGCCCTGTGGGTATCCTGTTCGCGGGCGTGCGGCTGCGTTTCCCCTAGACAGCGAGGTGGCCGAGGCCGTGAAAGCTAGTGTACATCAGTGAATTCCGTCGAGAGGGCGTAGTCCTTCCCGAGGATCTTGGTGACGAACGAGTGGGCAGTGTGCTGAGTCGTCGTCGTGGTAGTGAAGATGTTGAATGCAGCAACCTCATCCGGATCAAGAGAGTACCGTTCAAGCACCGCTTCGGAGCTGAAGGTGATGATCTCGGGATCTGGGATGGTGTGCGGGTTGGTGCGTGGGCGTCCTTTTTCACGCTCATTCTCGCGCTCTTGAGAAAAATAGGAGAGCTGTAGTGATGCGAGGCGTTGAAAGGATGCGTTTGCTTCTGGTCCAGCGGTGGCCAGAAGCATGGTGGTAAATATTGGACATGACGTGCGGGGGTATGTACCGTGAATGAGACCGCGCTGGAATGCGCGGGCTCGTTGTAATGTCGTGAGCGATTTGTCAACAGGGAGGTCGCCTTTGCAGCTACCGCTCGCTCGGAGCAGGACTCCTAGATTCTTTAACGCTCGATATTCGCCTGTTGAAGACAGGGCGGGAGAGTGTTTAAGAAACTGGAGGTCAACCGGGCGTTGACAAATCTCTTCAGGTGAGAGTCCGGTGATAATGTATCCGGATTTCTCAACACACAAAGTGAATATGGATGCTAATTCCTCGACTGTGTACGGTCTGTCTTCAAGCTTGCTGATGGCTTCTCCCATGAGATAGCCGATGAAAATGTTGGCAAGGTTGTTGATGATCGTGGTGGCAGTGGATCCGGAGTAGAGGGTGGGTCCGTCAAAAGTACCCTGGACAGTGGGTCCTTTTTCACCTTTCTCGTGTCCGACGGATCGAATTTTGATGGGCAGCTCTAGCTGGGCGACCAGTTCTGACATGCACTCAAGTGCAGCAGTGTTGGAAGAGCAGAGAGCCTTCAGCGCATCAAACATTTTGTACCGATGGGAGGAATCGCATTTGGATATGTCTAAATTGTAGCTATATGTAATGTTATGGTGTGTGAAACTAAAACAAGAATCGTCTGAGTAATAAAACATCTCAAACTTATATACAGGACGGAGTAGTGTATGAAAGGCATTATCCAAGTCAGCTTGACGAGGACTGGAGCAGAACTGGAGCCTGCCACCGAACACAAAAATCGGCGACAAGGACATAGCCTCTTTGATGAGGGATGTTAAGACGAAACCTTGAAGTGATGCGGCGATACCAAGGTCTCCGATCATCCGGCCTTCTTTGCCGAACTTCGCGATTTCGTCTTTCTTGAATTTGTATAGGACATGCTTAACCCAGAGAGGTCTGAATCGATGACCATTTGCATTCAAGTCAGTCCACGTTTTTAACCTCAAGAGACGTTTCTCATGAGGGTCATCGACGTGGTCCGAACATTCTTCTTCTGTGCCTTTAAAATATTGTATATGTGGTGCGTATAGTCTAGTGAGTTTGTCAATAAAGGGTGTGTGTGTATTTACAAAATTTTCCTGTTCGTCCGCAAGCAGCTCGTCGTAGCCATCACAGAAGTCGTCAAGAGTACCGGGGTAACCGAGACTGAGTCGTTCTGGGGTGGGTCGACGCGCGCGTGTGAGACGCCAGAATGCGTGGCGCACACTAATGTTATCGTTGGCGAGTACTCTACCATTATGTGCGACGCAGGGACCGAAGAGGGTTCGGTAGAGGAGATCACGTTTGGGACGGGGGGTGATCTCCGGGAATTTTAGTTGTCCATCGACGAACCACTTCTTGCCACGAGTGACGTTGAAGCGATTATTAGAATGAAACAAATGTTTTTCACTTGTCTCATCTATGTCGCAGGACACTGGGTACACCTTGATGAAAGCGACCTTATCTTCAGCGACCCCTAACGCAGCTCGCGCTCCTGCTGCAGCAATGGCGAGGAGTCCGAGGTGGGGAGCATCCGAAAAGTTGGTGTATTTGAGAGGGCTGAGCGTACGTCAATGGCGCGGATGCGGAACTGATTGACGCAGTGAATAAGTGTGTCGGTGTAGACGTTCGGTCTCTCCAACATGAGCGCAAGCTCCTCAGGATGGTTCTTCGCGAGCACAGTCTCCATGTACTTCACAAGTGATGGCATGACGGCCCCAGTGCCATCAAGTCCACGCCGCCCGTACAATTTTGCGTGCGTGTGGATGATCTCATACATCTTGGTGTAGATCTCTGCCTCCCGGGAGTGGTCATATTCATAGTTGTGATAGTGTTTGGTTTTTGCTTCAGCCACTCTTGTCTTGAAGCAACAGCAAAACTTCACTCTCATCGACTTGGATGTTTTGAACTTAGTCTTGTCGTTAGACTTGTTCTTCACGTCCTTATCGTTCCTCCTCATTTTAATTTTGCGCCTCCCGCAACAACAGCACATGACAAAACGCAGCAGAAGATTTTTAAGTCTCTTGCCGCAAGTCATTTTGCCCTCGTGTATCGTACCTTGCACATCTATGAACAAAGTGACCCGGTGCGTCGCGGTCCACTCGGCCTCGTGTTTAATGAGTTCGAGTTTTGCGCGTGTCGCAATTTCCGCCGCTTCTGCGAGCTCTTTCTCATCAGCTTCAATATCGTGAGGAGGTAGAGGTACAGGTGGTGCCACAGCGGGGAGTGGATTCAGAGGGGGTGGTGGAAGGGGGGGGGCAGCGGCGGCAACCGGTGCTGGAGCACTCGCAGTTGCAACCGCCTGTGGTGCGGCCGGTGGGGCGGGCGCGGGATCGGGGGTGACAGCGGTGACTGCAGGTGTCGCAGCGGCCGCAGGCATCGCCTCGTCTTGTGCAGCCGGAGGGGCGTGCGCAATCGCGGGTTCAGCTAATGCAGGTGCTGCTAGCAGTAATTGCCGTTCCTCATGTTCCTTCATTCGCTGCAATTCGCGAAAAGGAATCGGTGCCACCAGTGGAACCGCGGACACATCAAGAGACGCTTCTGATAATCTTCGTTTGTCTCTCAATCTCTTCAACCACGATCTAAGCACACGGTGGGCCGGATGCTTGGGTGATGGTATGGGAAGGGTTGCGGTGTCGGTGTCCACAATTGGATCCGGAATCTGTCTCTCGCGCCGTTGCGCTTGCCAAGCGGATTGCAAACGGAGTTGGTCTGCGAATGCAAGCTTGGCAGCGGTCGGTGCAGACGGAATGGGATCCTGAACCTGACTCTCGTGCTTTTGTGCGTGCCAAGTGGATTGCAAACGGAGCTGATCGGCGAATGCAGGCGTGACAGCGCTCGGTGCGGACGGAGTAGGGTCAGTCGTCGGCGCTGCGATAGTAGTAGCCGGTGCAGCGACGGTGGTGGTAGTGGCATTGGGTACCACCACAGGCTTCGTCACTACGACAGTGGTAGCGGGGGAAGCAACAGTGGTGGTGGCGGCATTCGTGGTCACCACGGGCTTCGTGGCTACGACAACGGTAGCAGGTGAAGCAACGGTGGTGGCGAATGGCGCGGGCTCAGAGACAGTCGTAGTCTGTTCGAGCAGTGGTTCTTGAGGGGTGGTGGTGGAGGTCGCGATCCCTTGAATTCCGTCTGACACAGTGCTGAGGAAATTCTCAAGCATTTTAGGGTCGTGACACACTACGGCGTAAGGAATGTTAAGGACCGAAACTATCTCGCGCTCAAGCCACGGGTGCCCTTTAAAAGTGAAGTGTTTTCCGTAACGGACACTGGTGAAAGCATGCACAGAGGTGTTCAACCTCATTTGCTCCACGTCGTGTCTCGAAAAATCCCGCGGGTCAGCGCCATACTCCCAAAACGGGCATCCGGCGCGGGCTAACTTAATCTTCTCTTCTTTAGTATAGAAACCGCGGTTCCCCCCGAGTAAGGTAGGGAGATCCGGGACTATACTATAGCGTGCAGCTTTGCCCATGCGTTCACAGGCGTGCTCCACCTCAGGGCGGCAGACGAGGGCCTTCTCAATTTTAAGAGTGGTTTGAGTGGGGGCGGCCTTCTTCTTCTTTTGCGTTGTTTTGACAGTGGTGGGAAATGTGATGTTGTTTTCTTGGGCGGGCCCATGAGTCTCAGTAGGAACTGGTACATCCTCATTCTTGGTTGGTGGTCTGTCATTGTTGTGTGCAGTGGCGAGGTCGGCGCAGTAGCGCTGCAACTCGGCCTTGGTGGGAGGACGGTCTTCAACCGCTGACTCGAACCGTTCAATCACCTCATCTACTAGTGTTTCCGGTTCTTGGTCAATTATCTTCGGGTGGTAGAGATCTGACAATAATTCATAGCTGTCTGCTTTGCCGTGGTTGTGCTTTCCACCGGCAAGACAGATCTCGCATTTGCTGACAAGCAACTCGCGACACCAGTAATTTCGTTTAATCCCTGCGGGTTTGTTCGGGGGATTGGGCTTCACTGCGCCTGGTCCCGAACCCTCAGCTCCGTTGCTGACACCCTGTCTATAATCCTTAACCGCCTGTTCACGAACGCGGCGCTCACGGCCGAACAGAGGTTTTTGCCCCCAGTGACAGTGACCACGCCTGGTGCACCGTCTGTCTCTACACAACTCCGGTGCGCTTACGCCGGTGTCTGGCTTCCCAGTCTTGGGGTTTTTGTGCTCTTCACCGCACGCCGTAGCTTCGGCATGGTGGCCGCTCCCAGTGGTATCAATTGGGACGGACTTTGGTTTGTGTGGAAAATACACTGATGCTAGTTCACTCTTCGCACCAATATCTTTTCCACCGTGAAATTTGGCGGGGATAGAAACCCCGACCTTCTGGCTTTCGGCCGACGGTTGATTCACAACCGTATTATCCACCAGGACGGCTCCTGATTTAAGCGTGGACTTTTCTACACTGTAGCCTTCGTACTGTGTGACCACCTTATCGGTGGTGCTTTTGTTCGGCGATCCCCCATAGCTTTCGGCTGGGGCCCTCGACGAGGGGCGGGTTTTTGTCGTGCTCTCCGCAGCACTCCTTTCGTCAAAAAATTGTGTCATTTTCTTAGAACCACGGGACTCATTAGTCCCCATCTGCGCGTCACGTGCGCCGCGCGGAGATGATAGTTCACGGTTGATTACAGGGGGGTCCGATAGGTAGCGAAAGCTTTGCCGGTACGGGGGTCTGATTTTGGGCGTGACGTTTCATTCCGCGGTCGGAGGGTGGTGTGTGTAGAGGCGCCATTTTACGCCTGGACACACACATTTGAGCACGAAGGAACTCAAATTACGGGCCTTTCACCCGTTGGTTGATACAAATCTGTAAATTCTTGCTAGATAATACTAAAAACATCAGCGTCGATGGTCGCTGGGCACAAAGTGCTGCCTGTGGTTGGCCACATCAAGGTTGTCATCCTTAATGTGTTATTTCGTGGTGGTAAAGTGGAGTAGTGATAGTGAGCGCACAGTGAAGAGTGATAATGGTGTGCTAGTCAGTAAACTGACTTCATCGGTGGACGCGTGGAGTTGGCAACGGGGATGGTTCGTTCACATAAGTGAAGCGTTCCGGGGTGGCTACAGCATCATCGTTGGGGACGTTGATTCTTAGTCTAGTTGCGATCTCTTGAGCGAGTGAGGGTCGTTCTTCGCCGACAACAGTCCCGAAGCGCTGAACCATGGGTTTATACAACATGATGTCGTAAGTAACCCACAATTCACCGCAGAGGTAGTTGCCGGTAGGACCTCCCTGGGTGCACACGGTGGTGATACCCAGGTAGTTGAGGCGAAAATCACGGTCAGTGAGAGCCTCGTTAACACCGGTGTAAAGTGGAATGTTTGGTGTTTGTTCCGGGTCGCACTCAATAGGATGGAGCATGCTCTCTGACGGCTTACAAGATGTGGCGAAGAGAGCGTTGTTTGCTTGTGTTTTGTTGGCTGGTGGGTAGTCAAAAACATCGTACTGAGTGAGGAGTGTGATAGAACCCATGGCTGGATTTCCGGTTCCGCTGAGGGCGTTAGCAGCCAGGCTGCGGAAACCGAAAGAGATGCCAAGAAACTTGAACTGTTCGAAGTTCTTGGCAACGGTGGAAAGCCACGGGAAGGTCGTCTCGTCCGTAGGGTTGAGAGGAAACACGACTCTTTCGAAATCGGGTGTCATTTGAATGTCTGTGATGTACTCGCGCTTGGAGATACGACAGCAGCCATTTTCTGTATGCATCATCGGAATCTGGGCAGCTTCTGGTGTCTGGAGACCGAGAGTGCTGTTGTTGGTGATTGCGTAGCCAACAGGTGCAGTCTCGTAGTCACCCCAGCCGAAGAGGTTGCCGAGGACGTCACCGGCAGCAGCACCCAGCAGCCCGCCGGAGGGGCCGCCGAAGGCGCTGCCGGCAAGGCCACCAATAGAAGCGAGCATGCCCTTGTGCTTGCGCGCTTTGTTGGTGGGGACAGATTTAGGTGTGATTTTCCGTGTTGCGACACGGATAGGAGCCTTGCGTTCAGGCGCCTTTTTGACTCGGCGTGTAGCCATAGTCGCGCGTTTGGTTTGTTTTGTGTTGTGTTTGGGGAGCTATAATTGCAACTGAAGTCCTGCTCAAGGCGCAACAGAGGTGGTGGAACGGGGTGCTAAATAACACGAACCACGGGTTTAAACACTGGAATCCAAGTAGTGCACCGTGGCGTCAGGCGTTACCTGACAAAAACCGAACAAGAAAATACTAGAGAAGATGTTCTCAATTGTCATCGACTCCGAGAGCAGTACGCACGCGCAGTGGGCCTAACCAGTGCTTTTGCAAAAGGAAAGGGGGGCCCCACCGCTAGATGTGACCTGCCGGCGGCCTCTTAGTATTTATGATGGTGAGTTCGTAGACGACTAGGGTTGACGAAACCTTACAGGTTACTCTTCTTCAGAGTCACAATCGAAACCACGTATGCCCGTACACGTAGCGATGTATACCCACTATTTAGGGTTGCAGTTCAAAAGGCACAGGCCCGAAACCC